GCATCATGCCGAAGAAGCAAGTCACGCCGGAAGACGATGAGGACTTCGGCGACTTCATGGATCGCTGCGTCAACGACGAGGGCGAGGACGCGGACGATTGCCGCACGATGTGGGCCGACAATCGCAGCGCCACGAAGACGAAGAGCAACGGCGACAAGATCGTCCGCAAGACGCACGCCGAGCCGGTGATCAACCGCGAGTTCGTCATGTCGGACGAAACGCCCGATCGCATGAACGACATCATCATGCAGAACGGATGGATGCTCGACAACTTTGAAAAAAATCCGGTGGCGCTGTTCAACCACGACAGCCGGCTGCCGATCGGCACGTGGTCGAACCTGCGCGTCGTCGACGGAAAATTGCGCGGCAAGCTCAATCTTCTGCCCAAGGGCAAGGTGCCGCGCATCGATGAAATCCATGAGCTAGTCGATCACGACGTGCTCAAAGCCGTCAGCGTCGGCTTCGCACCGATCGAGGCTGAACTGCTCAAGTCCGGTGATCCGTTCGCCGGCTCGCGCTTCAAGCGCATGGAGTTGGTCGAGTGCTCGCTGGTCACGGTGCCGGCCAACCCGAACGCGCTCGCGGTCGCCAAGTCTCTCAGTATTTCCGACGACACGGTCAAGCTCGTCTTTGCCAAGCCCGGCAGCCGGGACGCGCTTGAAGTCGATCGTCGTTCAACCGGCAAGCCCGCCGAAATATCTCCGATCATGAGAACATCCATGTCTGTCTTTGCACAGAGGATCACCGACTCGCAGGCGCGCATCAACGCGTACCGGGACAAGCTCACTGAACATCTGAAGACCGTCGACGACACGAACGTCAGCGACGCCGAACTCGAAGTGACCAACGAACTGAACGCGAAGATCAAGCAGGAACAGAAGAACCTCGTTTCGCTCAAGGAATCCGAGGGCACCCTGTTGCTGAAGGCCGACGGTGACAACAGCAGCACCGGCGGCGGGCTCACGACGACAACGACATCACGCGCGGCGGCGCGGCCGTTCGGCATCAAGCCGAAGCAGATCGAGCCGATCGAATACCTCGTGCGTGACGGCGTGGTGCGGATGTTCGCACACCGCGAGCACAAGAACATCGATGACGTGCGTCGCATGATCTACGGCGACGACGAAGCCACCAAGGCGTTCATCGACTACACGTCGAAAGCGGCCACCGCGCCGGCAATGACGACGGTCGTCGGCTGGGCTGCTGAACTGGTGCAGCAGGTCAACGCCGACTTCATGGAGCCGCTCTATCCCAATGCGGTCTATCCGTCGCTCGCGGCGCTCGGCCTGTCGCTGGCGTTTGGTCGCAACGGTCGCATCATCGTGCCAACACGCTCGCTCACGCCGACGATCGCGGGCTCGTTCGTCGGTGAAGGTCAGCCGATCCCGGTGCGGCAAGGTTTGTTCACGGCGGCGACGCTGACGCCGAAGAAAATGGCGGTCATCACAACTTGGACAAGGGAACTCGATGAACATTCGATTCCTGCGATCGAGGGCTTGCTGCGTGATGCGATCCAGCATGACACGGCGGTGTCGATCGACGCCGTGCTGCTCGATGCCAATCCGGCAACGACGGTGCGGCCCGCCGGTCTGCTCAACGGCGTTGCTGGTTTGACGCCAACAGCGGGCGGCGGCTTCGCCGCACTGGTCGCCGATCTCAAGGCGCTCACCGGCGCGCTGATGGTGGGCACCAACGGCAACATCCGCAAGATGGCGTGGCTCATGAATCCCCAGCAGAAAGTTTCTATTGGGCTTGTCAGCGCGCCCGGCACCGGCGTCTTCCCGTTCAAGGACGAGATCAGCAACAACCAGTTGCTGGGCTACAGCGTGATCACGGCCGGCACCGTGCCGCTCGGCACCGTGATTGTGGTCGACGCCGCCGACTTCGTCACCGTCGGTGGTGAATCGCCCCGGTTTGAGATCAGCGATCAGGCGACCCTTCATATGGAAGACACGACTCCGCTGGCAATCGGCACGGCGGGTTCGCCCGCAACGGTCGCTGCGCCGACGCGGTCGCTCTTCCAAACGGACTCGATGGCTCTGCGGTTAATCCTGCCGATGAACTGGGTGCTGCGCCGCACGGGCGTGGTCGCGTGGGTCGCCGGCGTGACTTGGTAGTTGGCACACCGAACAGAACATCAAGAGAACTCTTGGCACACGGAAACGCGTTCATCGTTAGTCCGTGTGCCAACTCGAAGGCCCGCCAACACTGACGGGCCTTTCACCGTCAAAATCGCGGAATACAAAAGGAGGTCCGTCGTGACCGATCAAGCAACAGATCACGCCAAGCAGATCGAGACTGCCGCCAAGAAGAAGCTCGCCGACGAGAAGGCGGCGCGCGAGAAGATCGCGCAGGAAGCGCCCGAAGCAGGAAAGCCGACACCGACGCAGGAGGAAAACGATCTCGCTGCGCTTGGCGTTCACGTTCCCGAGCACGAGCCGGACGGCAGCCCGGAGGAAGCGCCGCATGCGGCGCCGCATGACAAGACGAAGCACAAGCAGTCCGAGGCGAACAAGCCGGCATCGACCGGGCAATATCAGACGCGTGCGGCGAGGCCGGAATCGTCAACCTGACATGGGCCTCGTCTCGCTCATAAGCAAAGCGCTCTCGCCTTTCATCACGAAGGGCGAGGGCGATTTTCGTCCGGGGCCGTATCAGCTTCCCATCACGGGCGGCTGGCTGCCGGCTGGTGCCGGCTGGAATTGGTGGCAGCAGGGCTACGATCCGATCAATCCAACCGTGTCCGCGTACAGCCAGACGATCGCGATGTGCCCGGGGGATCACTGGCGATTGAACACCAAGGGCGGCCGTGAGCGCGTCGCCAACTCGGCGCTGTCGCGGCTGTTGCGCCATCCGAACCTGTACCAGTCGATCAGCGACTTCATGCTGAATTTGACTCGCTCGCTTTATCTCGACGGCAACGCCTATGCGTTGGCGCTGCGCAATGACCGCTACGAGGTGAGCGAACTTCACTTGATGAATTCGAACCTGTCGATGCCGCAGGTCGCGTCCACCGGCGACGTCTTCTATCGGCTCACCGGCAACGACGTCATTTCCAATCGCATGGGCAACGAGCCGCTGCTCGTGCCGCAGCGCGACGTGCTGCACGTCAGGCTGCATACCTCGCAAAACCGGCGCTGGCCCTATCCGCTGATGGGCGACACGCCGCTCGCCGCCGCGATGCCGGACATCATGGCGGGCGCCGCGATCACGCAGCAGCAGATCAATTTCTACATGAACCAAGCGCGGCCCAGTGCGGTGCTGTCGACCGATCTGCAACTCGACAAGGATCAGGTGCAGGCGCTGCGCGATCGCTGGAACGAACAGGTCAAGGGTCTGCAGTCGGGCGGCACGCCGATCCTCACCAGCGGCTTGAAAGTGCAGCCGTGGGCGCAGCCCGCGAAGGACAGCGAGCTTGCCGAGGTGCTGAAGATCACCGGGCAGAACATCGCGCTCGCCTATCGCATCCCGATGCCGATTCTCGGTTTAGGCGGCGCGCCGCAGGGCTCGGCCGAGATGATGATGCAGTCGTGGATTTCCACCGGGCTCGGCTTCGCGATCAATCACATCGAAGAGGCGTTCGGGCTGCTCTTCATGCTGAAGGGGCAGCCGGACGAATACGTCGAGTTCGACACCGCCGCGCTGCTGCGCTCGGCCTTCAAGGATCGCATCGACGGTCTGGCGCGCGGTGTGCAGGGCGGAATCTTGTCGCCGAACGAAGCCCGCGAGCGCGAAGGGCTCGACCGCGTGAAGTTTGGCGACGAGCCGCGCGTGCAGCAACAAGTGGTCCCACTCTCGGCGGCCGGCGCAATTCCCGCCGCGCCCGGACCCGGCGCGCCGCCGGCGCCGCCCGGCTCGCCCACCGCAAAACTTGAGCCGCCGGCCGACAAGCAGCCGCCCGCCAAGGGGGAAGGCAATGACAGTGTCCAACGGGAAGTCAGAAACATTCTCCGAGCCGCCGCCCGGATTGGCCGCCGAAACACTTCTTGACGCGTGGCGTGATGCGCTCGGCGAAGTGCTGGTGCATGAGCGCAAGCAGTGGTCGCGCGAGCGCGCGCTGATCGAGGCGCAGGCGCAGAGCACGATTGACAAGATGCAGGCCGCGATCGTGACGCTGCGCGGCGAGGTGCTCGATCTCGTGCGCGCGCGGCTCGCTGAGGTGAAGGATGGCAAGCAAGGGCCGCCCGGCGTGAGGGGCGAGAAAGGGGATCAAGGTGAGCGAGGAATCATCGGCCAGCGCGGACCCGTCGGCGAGCCCGGAAGTTCCGGTTCCATCGGACCCGCCGGCCCAGCCGGCCCCATTGGAGAACCCGGCCCAGCCGGCCCAGCCGGCCCCGCCGGTGAGCCCGGGCCAGCCGGCGCCATCGGTGCCACCGGCCCCATCGGAGCCACCGGCGAGCCCGGCGCCATCGGCACAACAGGTCCGAGCGGCGATGTTGGGCTAGCCGGCCCGGCCGGCGAACCCGGCCCGCAAGGAATACCCGGCCCGGCCGGCGATCGCGGCGAGAAGGGCGATCCCGGCGAACGTGGGGCGCCGGGCCTCTTGCCGATCGTGAAGCTCTACGAGCCCGGCGCCGTCCACTACGGGGCGCAGGTCGTCGCGCATGCGGGCGGGCTCTGGCAGGCGACCAAGGACACCGGGCAGGCGCCGCCGCATGCCGACTGGCTGTCCCTCGCGCGCGCGGGCGCGGACGGCGTCTCGCCGACGGTGCGCGGCACCTATCGCGAGGGCGAGCAATATCGCGCGCTCGACATCGTGGCCTTCAACAAGGGCAGCTTCATCGCCAAGCGCGACAACCCGGGGCCGATGCCGGGCGATGGCTGGCAACTGCTCACGGCGCACGGTGCGCGTGGCGAGAAGGGCGTGCAGGGTCCACGCGGCGAACGCGGCCCGGGCGGCCCGGGCATTTCGCGCTGGTCGATCGATCGGCGCGGCTATCTGGCGACGCCGGTGCTGAGCGACGGCAGCGAAGGCGCGGTGCTCGATCTGCGCGAACTGTTCGAGCAATTCCAGACCGACGGCGGCTGAGCCAATGGCAGACCGATTCATCGATGTGATCGTGCCGGCGGAGAGCTTCGCATTGCTCACGCTCGACGAAG